GCCCTGTTCGGTGGTCTTGGGGTGGCCGGGGCCAGCAAACGTCCACGTCCATCCGGTAGACTTACCATTAAGGCGTACTTCCATGTCTGCCGTGTCAGCAGACGAAAAATCTTCCAGGTCAAGGACCAGGGTCATAATAAGCTCCTATGTCGGTAGGGTGCGGGTACGTGCCGACACACGTACCCGCGGCCACGCGAGGTGGCTTGTCGTCGGCTGTTCGGGCCGATAGGGTTATTTCTTGTCGACAGTTACGTCGTCGACAGCCTTCTGCGCGACATGTTCAACCTTGGCATATTCTCGGGTGCCAGGTTCGACACCTGTGGCCACAACAGTGATTGTCGCAGCGGGCGCAGGTTGATCAGTTTCGCTGATGGCGATCTTGTGCAGACCATCCAGGGTTGCCGGCCAAGTGACCACCAGACCTTCTTTATTGGCTGCAGCGATAGCATCGAAAAGCTTCACGGCCGCAGTGCGAACCGCATCTTCCTTGGTGGACATTCCTGTCTCCTATTGATGGACCTAAACGGCCGAGGTCTGAAACTTGACCATGGTCTTATCGAAAGCACCGCCGCGCTCATCAATGCCCACAAGGGCAGTGAAAGTCTGCGTGCGGGCATTGTCCTGACCCAGTTCACCTTTGCTGGTGGTGGCGAGCGTCAAGTTAGGGATGTAGAAGGAAACGAACTCGGGAACCGGGCTCGATCGATCTTCAAAAACCAAATGGAGGCTGAGATCGGTTTCGTTAAGATACTGCTGACTCCGAACCACATCCTTTTTGAGCGCGGTCAGAGACAGATCAACCGTGGCAAGATTGGTAAACACGTCAGGGGTGACGACCGAACCAACTACCGGAACTCCGGAAGCGTTTACGTTCAAGGTCATATCCAGAGACGATACGTCTAGGACATCGACACCGCCAACGAGGATTTTAGCCTCGACGGCAGTAAGACCTATTGACGTCGTCTTGACTGTGTTTGTGTAGTAGGGTGCCGCAACACCTTCCAACACTTCCATGTTCTGCCCGACAAGGTTGAAACCGAGCGTGGCCATCCCATTGGGTTGCATCTGTAACTGAATGCTGCCGACACGAACGCCAGTGAACACTTCCGAACCGTCGATATCGACTTCATACTCTTCGAAGGTGAAAGATCGCGGAACCACACCCTGAACAAGCGTCTTGGGGCGTGAGATGGCCCAAGTAGTAACAGCAGTCGACTGCACCGTAAGCGCTTCGGCAACCGTGATCACGGTGGCGGTAAGCCCGGTGATGCGAACGTTACGATTGATGTTGCCGGCGATGAAGCCGGTGCCTAGACGAATAACGTCACCGACACGCAACCCGGCGGTAATCCATGAACCCGCAGAAGCGGTAATGGTATTTGCTTGGACAGTGACAGTGGCCGTCGACATAGTGGTCTGCGACAGCGCTAGTGGTGCGCTGAAAGTACCCCGGAACACAGCCTCAATGAGTGGGTCAAAAGTGCCCACGCTCATGTCACCGACATAGTTACCGGTGACGGAACGAGACCCATGACGACCACGACTGGACATACCGTCCGAGCGAATCTCATTGGAGTTGATAGGTTCCTTGGCGAGAGTCATGGTGCCGGAGTTAGGACGGAACGCCGTTCCGCCGGTCGGACCTGGCTTCACGCCATAGGTGGCTTCAAGTTTGTAGTTTACGGCGATATTGCGCCCGGTTTGATATGGCAAGGCGGGTTCTCCTGAAATGAAAACCCGCCTCTATGGGCGGGTCGGTTCATGTGGGCGCTTAGCCCTGATGAAAGTACTGGAATGGCACCGACGTGGTGACCCGGAACCAGTTGCCGCTATTCACGTCGGCAATCTCGTCTGCAGCCCCTGCCCCGTCACCGCCCTCATCGACGCGGGGAACCCAAGTACGCAGGTAACAGCCATCACCTGGGTTGTAGGGCACCTTGTTGCGGAACACCTCACCGATGGACTCGGCATAGGTGCTCGCCAATTCGTCGCCAGTGTTGGCTGGCGTAAAGACGTGGACGTAAATGAAGCCGTCTGTCTGGCTGATGTGAGAACCGGGAGTCCCAGCACCGCGGATACGCTGACCGGGGAGTGACGCGATCTCGAGGTATGCGAACGGGACTGTGTTGGGGAAGTCTGGGAAATCCGGATCCGGCGCCGTTGGCGGCCAGGGATCGTCGGGAGTTTCGTTCTGGTAGGCGATCCGGGTGGTGGTCCAGTTGTCTTCCAACCACTGGCGAACAGCCGCTTTAGCTTGCGTGTAACTACCCATTGGATCAGCGCTCCGTGATGACCAAAGCCGGCCAACGATTATCAGACTGGCCGTGGGCTTTACCCTTGGCGATGTAGCCGCCGGCAATGCCGCGATACGTGAAACTAATCCGCGCCACATTGCTGTAACGCTGGTTCAGGACATACTCTGCCTGCTCGTAAACATGGTCCGTGCCAGGGACACGCATCCGCATCTTGCCGAGTTCAATCTTGCGCGAATATGGAACGTGATTGAGGATCACGATCTCACCGGTGCCGTCCCAATCCTTGATGTTTGAAACGGGGTTACCGTCCACATAGATGGTATGGGCGTTGCGATAGTCGCCGCTCAAAACGGGCGATAGGTCAAACAGCGTGTTCATCGCCACCTGCACGATCTCGTGCATACGCGGGTAGTCATAGACGATGATGCCGTCGGGTTTGACCGTCTCTTCGGCGGCATTTCGGCGACCATCCACCGTGCGGGTGAAGCGCGTCGGGCGAGGCTCCGTGTTCAGCACCCGCGCGTGCTCGCGCTTGGCCGTGTCCACCAGAACCCTCTGCGTCGCTTCCCTGGTGGCAAGAGCGGCAATTCTGAATTGCTCAACGCTCATTGCTTCACCTAAGTCATTCGGACTCGAAGATCGAGCCGTACCAGCACGTCGTTGATGTGTGTCTGTCCAACCGACTGGACGATACCTTGCTGACCCCCGGTGGCGACCAAATCCTGCGCCTTCGGAATCCCGTAGGTACCTAGATCGGAAGGTGACAAAACCACCAGCCGATCTTGCTGGGTAATCAGGCCTACCAGTTCGTCAGGCTTGTACTCGCGCACGAAGCAGCGGGTCGTTATACCCGACGTGCCCCGCTTGAACGAAATCCGCTGTCCATGAACGGCGACCTGCCGATCGAGCATTGAAATAGCGCGGGCCGGGTTCATAGAAACACTCGCAGGGGTGCCAAGAGGCGCTTGATGCTATCGTTTACCGCAACATGAGCGGCTTCACCAATTTCGCGACGAATGGAGCCAACACCCTCAACCGTCTCACTGGTGACGAACATGTCCTCGGAGACTGCGGTCAGAAGCGACTGAGCAGCCAGCATTACGGCATACTTTGCATTGGCAGGGACTTCCTCGTATCCCGCCTCATAGGTGATGCGAACCGCTTGTGCGGATGGCCAGCCGTTAAGTGGCACCAACATGTTGCCAAGCAGGGCGTACTCAGCCTCGTCAAGAGTCTGAACGACACCGTTGTCGTCGGTGTAACTGATCGACTTTACCCCGATGATGGGGCCATACGGCAGCTGGTACGGCCAACAGGTGTCGACCAGTTCGAGTGTCTGCTTACCCAGGGAACGACCAAGCCACCCATTTGGTGCTGCCAGTTCCTCGGTGACAGCCTTGATGGCGAGTTCTGCCCCTGCATTGCCGCCGGGAATCTCCGACGGCTCAACGAACGGTTCAGGTGGAACGGTGACGGTAACGAGTTGCATTCCCCGCCTCCTTAGTCGGCGGCGACGACCGCTGCCGTTGCCTCGCTAGTTGCCGAGACCTTACCCTTATCGTTGGTGCCAGTGACGGTCACCGTGATAGTCTTGCCGAGGTCGCCGCTGACGGGAACATAGGTGGCTGCAGTCGCACCGCTGATAGCCACGCCGCCCGCTTTCCACTGACGTGCATAAGTCGGGGAACCCGTCCAAGTGCCAGTGGTGGAAGTCAGCGTCGAGCCAACCTTGGCGGTACCGGTGATCGCGGGCGCAGCAGTGTTGTCCGGAGCACCAATGCCATTGACGATGCCTGCACCGATATAACTGTCAGTACGACGCTTACGAGTTTTGGTCGGGAGCATGGGGCTTCGCCTTTTTCTTTGGAGCGGGTGCGACAGGAGCTTCATCAGCGGGCTTGTCGTCGTCTTCCAGAATTTCGAGATAGTCCTGCGCAGCGAGGAAACGCGCCTCACTGGCTTCCATCTTGAATGGGTCACTCTTGCGGGTCTTCAGCCCGATCCCAGAGACGGCGAAGGTGCGCTTGGCCTTCACCTGTAGAAAGTCAGTCATCCTCGCCTCCTAAAGCGAGGGGCGCCCCGAAGGACGCCCCATTTTGCTTATACGGCCTCGACGTCGCCGGTGACGAATGCCTCGGGGCGGTAAACCGCCAGGGCAAGACGCTCTTCGGCGCGGATCGTGAACATGTTCTTTTCGAAGTCGTCCACGTTCTCGCTCGAGAGCAGGACTTCGATGTCCATGCGGTCGAAGATCTGAGCAGCGTAACCGAAGGCACCAACCAGGAACTCACCGGAAGCCATGGCCTGCGTGGATACCACGGGCAGGTTCCAGAGGGTCGGCGAAAGCGCGCCCTGCGGGTTGCCGATGATATAGTTGCCGCCGGCATCCTTGGTCAGTTCGATGGCAGCCCAATCGGTGGGATGCAGAACGATACCGGTTGCGGGGAACTGCGCCAGGAACACCTGCAGGATCGCAAGACGGATGCGATCGATGCCGGTGGCATCGGCAGGGGTGAAGGCAGGAGCGAAGGCGGTTGCCTGCGGCACCAGACCGTGGATGTTCTGACCCGAGCCCGAACCATTCAGAAGCTGGTTCTCTTCGACGAACTCCAGGCCGTAGCGGGCCTGACCGTCGATGTAGGAACGCAGCCCTTCAGCGTCGTCCAGAATCTGGCGCGAAGCCTTGAACAGGTGAGCCAGCGTGCGAACGGGCGCACTGGTCATGTCGAAGGTCAGCTCGGAATAAGGCTTCTGGGTCGTTTCAGCGACCGGAGCAGCGTTGTTCGTGTAACCGGTCTGCTTCACATATTCGATGACAGCAGAAGACGTGCGGCCCTGCAGAAGCAGATCACGGATGGTCATCTGGCGCTGAGGCAGGCCAAGAATACCGGGCAGACGCTGACCGGGGACAAGCGACGTGCCAGGCGAACGACCGGCACCAACAGTGGTGTTGGCGGAGGTGATCGCGGCACGGTCGGCGCTGACCTTGATGGTGGCGCGCGAAGAACCGGTCAGGTTGCCGGCCTTGTATTCGGCAGACTCGATGACACGCTGACCAAGCGACTTCTGCTCGTTCTCGCCAACGTCCTTTTCGCGAGCTGCGCGCTTTTCAAGGTCGCCCAGGCGGGTGGTGACGTCACCGAGTTCCGAGAGCGCCTTGTCGGTGGCGGTCTTCAGTTCGTTCGAGACTTCGCCGGTAGCGTTCAGCTTGGTGGTGAAGTCGGTCGCGAGGTTACCTACCTGCTCCTTGATGGAGGCAAGCGAAGTACCAAGCTCGCCGATCTTGTCGGCAAGTGCATTATCAGCCATAATGGCTCCTATGGGGTGTTAGACTTTGGGGAAGGCGTTTGCTTCGGCAATGAGCCGATCTAGGGCCGCCAAAGCAGCGGCGTTTTCCGTCTCGTCAGGATCCCCCTGATCAGTCTTGAGGTAGAGCCGAGCGGCCCGCTCTGCCTCCGAGTTCGACGCGCCAACAAGACCCTTGAGGCCGTGTTCGAACTCGCGTTTCGTGATCGGCTCACCCGAGCGCAGCTTGGCGCTCAAGAGTTCAGCCGCTTCATTTCTGGATTCGTTGTCTGCCTTGATCTTGCGAACCGCGGCAGGAGTGGTTTCGGCCCCGAAGCGGGCCAATGTCTGGTCGAGCGTAGCGATGCTATCGGCCATGCCACGCTTGAGGAGTTCCTTGGCGCCGAACACCCGACCCTTACCAAAGTCGGACAGCACGGTTTCGGCAGTAATGCCGCGGCCCTCTGCCACATCAGCGACAAACTGCAGGTAATTCTCGTTCACGCGCGCCTGGATGAACTCGAGTGCATCTTCCGGCATCGGTTCGGTCTCATTACCTTCCACCTTCTCGGGTGTGGAGGAAATGTAGGTGCGTTTGACACCCGCCTTTTCCAGAGCCGCGGAAATCTCTTCATGGACGGTGTAGACGCCGATCGAGCCGGCTCGCGCAGAAGGTGTCACAACGATTTCATCAGCCTGTGTGGCGATCCAGTAAGCCGCACTGGCGGCCGTGGAGTTCACATGGGCGATGATCGGCTTCGACCCACCACGGAGCGAGCGCATCTCGGCCGCCAGTTCCATGGCGCCGGGGACTGAACCTCCGGGGCTGTCAATTTCCATGACAATAGCCGAGACATCATCATTGGCGAGGGCTTCGTGCAGTGCGCGGGTGAGCGACTGGTACGAAGTACCGCCCGAAATCTCGGACATCATGTTCATGCGCTGCGACAGCACGCCGTAGACAGGGATGAGAGCCACGCCCTTGGGGGATGCGGCTTCTTGCTGCCGTTGCCCACCACCGGTGCGCAAAGCTACCTCTTCGGGCGTGTAGACCCCACCGTCAGCCTTGAAGAGCAGGAAGTCGGTGACGGCAGACAGTTTCTCGCGGTCGAGCGCCCACGGCTCCGCCGCGAAGGCAGAGAGAATGTGACTGTATTTCATGTTGATTCCCTATGCCGCTGCCGGCTTGGGCGCGGTCGTGGCCACATTCAGGTTGGCCGGCTTGGCCTCGCCAACCTTGGCCAGTGGCTGCATGGTACCGTTTACGATGGACTGATCACCGCCCTCAATCTTGGCCTTGTCCTCGTAGGAGCGAGCCTCATTGACGGTGTAGATACCGGCTCCGACCATCTTGCTCAGGAACTCGGCACGGGAGCCGCTATCACCGCGCAGCAAACCCTCCATGCTGAACTTAACGGAGGTGGTCTTGCGCGTGTTCGCGTCCATAAGGTCGCGTCGAATCGCGGCTTCGATGCTACGGAGCATCGGCGTCAGGCAGGTTTTGGTGAACTGCAGGATCAACTGCTCAATGCCGGAACCCCAGGTAGTAGTTCCGTTGGCCGCATGACCAATCATCACGGGCGGAACGCCGAAGATGCGGCAAATCTGCTCGACGTTGAACTGGCGCGTTTCGAGCATCTGCGCATCTTGCGGATTGACCGTGAGTTGCTGGTAGGTAAGCCCAGCCTCGAGCACTGCAATCTTGCCGGCCCGATCCGAACCAGCAAACTGCTGGAGGATCGAGCCAAGTTGCTCGCGCTGATCTTTAGTTAGAACCTGATCGCTCGATAGGATACCCGCTGCCTGCAACCCACCGGCAAACATCTTACCAGCGGTCTTCTCGGCTGCCAGGGTATTACCGATCGTGTTGCGTTCCAACCCAATGGGCGACAAGCCACGATCACTACCGGGAAGAACCGCGCCACGGACGTGGAACATGTTCTTCTCGGGGATTTTGCGCTTCTTGCCGTCTTCGGTGACCTCGTAATACCGCTCGTTGCGATCATTACGCCCCACCTCGACTGAGAGGGGGTGCAATGGGTTTAGCGCGATCAGGCGCTTACCAATGAACTTCTTCTCGGCGAAGAAATTACCATCCAGGCAGAGGCACATGGCCGCCATGGCCCAGAAATCGGGCGCAGTGTCGTCCATATTGGGCATATCGTGCAGGAGGGCGTAGAGGTCGGAGTCTTTGTCGATTGTGACGCCATCCTCGCCATAAACCTGGCACGGCAGCGTCTTGACCGAGTTGGCGATGAGGTTCACGCAAGCCCAGACAGAGTCGAGAGCGAGCGCAGTGTCGTAGTTTACGTTCTCGCCGCTGGTCGTTCCGAGGCCAAAAAAGCCGCGCCAGAACGCCCCATCGGTGAGCTTGATGGGCCTTCCAGCCCATCGATCGAAAAAGCCCATCAAATCACCATTATGGGGTTGTTGAGGAAGTCGTCGATCGGCGGACCCTTGTCTTCCACCAGATCGCGATACTTGAGACCCAGTGCCATGGCCGTTGCGACCGCACCGTCGATACGAAAGCGGGTTGCGGCCTTGTCGAGTTTGCGATTGCCGGCTGCGTCACTCGTAGTGATCGCGTTGGCGAAGCAGAAACCGAGCACTGGATTACCGTCGTGCTGGAATTTGCGGGATACGACCGACTCCTCCAGGGCCTCAACGGCCGGAGACATGTCGTTGTAGCCCTGCCCCCACTTCACGAGCCGCAAGGCACCATCGCGAGCGTCGTCAACGCCATCCACATAGGATTCGAGGCCGATACGACCGAACTCGACCATCAACAGGTCCATCCGCCACCGGTCGTAAGCCATGCCAACCACATCGTATTCGGTGCGGATGCGGGCAATTTCCTGCGCGATGTAGCTGTAATCGATGATCCGGCCAGGGACAGCGGTCAGCCAACCCTCTTTTTCCTGCGTAACATAGTCGAAGTTGTCGCGCTTGGAGTGGTCGGCCAGATATTCCTTGGGTTTCCAGTGCCAGGCACCCACGCGATCGACACCGGGTTCCGCCGAGACGCCAACCAAGGACGTCAAGTCGACTTTTCCGGACAAATCGAGCGCCAGGTAGATGGGTTCGCCCTTTTTCAGGGATTTCCCGGTTTGGCAGGCTTTCCACTCGGTTCTGGTGATGAGTGGTGCGTGGATGTCCACGCGCTGATTGCAGTAAAGGTTGGCGAAAGCGTTCTCGAGCGAGGGCATACGCTCAGCCTGCACCGCAAGCGCCGTTAGATCGTCGATCGAGCGGAAATCACCAAGAGCCGGGTTGGCAGAACGCCAAACGGACGGCTCAAATATGTCCTCGACGTCCTCCGGTACCGCATAAAGATGCACGAGGATGTTCGGGTCGTTGGCCACCAGCCCGTCGTCGATCAATTTCGACAGCGGATGCTCTGGATCGGGTGATTGGGTCGAGATTACGATGCCCAAAGGCTCTTCACGAGCACCTTGGGAGGTGTTCATAACCTCATAAAGCTCCTGGTCGCGCGCCTGCGCCAACTCGTCGTAAATCCACAACGACGGGTTCAAACCGTGCTTGGTACCCGCTTCAGCCGACATAGCGCGGTAAAACGAGCCATTTGCCTTGCAAACCAGCGTCTTCGTGGACGGCACGATCGTGATCGGCGAGCTTCCGCCCGGTCCAAATTCAGGCTCCATCTCGATAATCTGTTTGCAGAACTTGAAGACCTGACCTGCCTGCTCCCGATCGGTTGCGGCAGAGTAGATTTCGCCGTTCGGAATGGCTTCTGGGCCGACTAGGTGGCAAATGACCAGTGCTGCGATCAGCGCCGTCTTGCCATTCTTACGAGCCACGGAAAACACGGCCCGACGAACCCGCCGGCGGCCACCCGAGTTCGGTGCATAGACGTCGATGATGAACTGCTTCTGCCAAGGGCGCAGTTTGATGGGCTTCCCCTGACCCTCACCAGAGGGGACGTTCAACAACTCGATAAATTCTATGACTCGCTGTGCGCGAGCCAAACCAGCAGCGTCGATTCCGTCTTTAGCGACAGCCCACGCTGGGCGTTGGGCAAAACACTCGTACTCGCCCATAGGTCAAAGTCATCCTTGCGGCGTCCCGATCAGCCCGGCGAACTTCGATTGTGGCTTGTCTTCCTTGGGCACCAATCCAGCACGCGATTTCGGATCCAGACCTAGCCGGTCACCCATGGACATCATTATCCGCGCAGCCTCGTTGCGGATTTTGAACCATGGGTTGGGGGTAAGATTTCCGGTCGAGCCAGCCACCAGGGGCGGCTCGGTTTTAAGCGCCTCGGTAGCGCGTTTATGGTCAGCCCAGGCCACTGCGTAGACTGCAACACCTCCAGTGTCGGTCATGGCGTAGGTGCTAGGCGGCATGGCCTGCAGGATCATGTTGAAGCAGTCAGCGGCGTCGCCATCCAGGTAGTTCGGAATAGCAATCGCCCCATCCGGTTTAAGGGACGGGGCTCGCTTCTTGCGCTTACCTGGGTTGCCCTTCAGAGCCTGCATCTCAGGCGTCTCGGGGCGCGGCCCTCGTGTACCCATGATTATCCCGTTGGTCGAAGAAACGGCACGATCGAGTCCACCTCGCCGAAGGTCACGTATTCGAGTGGGATCATCACCTTGGCGCACTGCTTGTCGCCCACCCAACCAATGTCGGTGACGATGGCGCCGAGAGCGGGCTTCCCATCCACGAATAGGTGGAGTTTGGCGTTGTGGTCGCGCTTGATTTCCATGTTTGTCATTGGTGGCGCCTCCTCAAGCGCTAAACGGGCCAGCCATCTGGCCCAAAAATTGGGATGTCGTGTCCGCGCTCGATAAGCTGTTTGTGCCTATCGTGATGGGGAGCGCAGAGGCTTTGGAGATTGTCGGGCGACCAAAACAGGTTCGGATCGCCCTTGTGAGGTGTGATGTGGTCGACCACCGTTGCCGGCTCGACATTGTCCAGTTGCAGGCACATGCAGCACAGCGGCTGTTGGCTTAACTGGGCTTCACGGAGAGCTTTCCAGCGGGCGAGGCCGTACCAACCACGCCAGAAACGGTCGTCGGTTCCGTTAATCTCGGATACCTTCCATCAGTTGGTCACCGCTTTACGCACGCAGGCGCTTGGCAGACCGAGGATGTCGATTCCACCATTGTCATCGGCCAGAGCGACAACAACCTCATCGGTATCATCGAGCACGTCGATCACGGTCATGTCGGGACCGCCGGAGTTAAGGCGAACGACATCACCCTCGACGAACACGGCATAGGGGGTGGAAAAGCTGGCGGTAAGCGTCTTACCGGCGTCTTTCGTCGAGATCATATGTGTATCTCCGGCCTAGAGTTGTTCAGCGGCGAATGCGCGAACCCACATCGCGCAGGCCCCGGATCTGACGATGTCGTCCAACCCAAATTCCACCACAGGTACGGGCAACATGCGCGACTTGATCATGTGGATGATCGTGCGCAGACCTGAGTTTTCCTTCAGGTCGGATTGATTGACGTCACCGTTGATCACCACCTGGCTGTTCTCCCCAATACGGGTGAGGAACATCTTCATTTCGCCGGCAGTAGTGTTCTGGGCTTCGTCGAGGATGATGAGCGCGTTGTCCCAGGACCGACCACGCATGACCTCGAACGGCACAACCTCGATGTTACCCTTGCTGAGCGCGCAGTCGAAGGTGCCCTGCCCCATGCGCTCGGTCATCACGCGGAAAAGCTCCGCCACCCAGGGCGCGATCTTTTCCTGCATGTCACCTTTGAAGTAACCAAGGCTGCGCCCGCCTGGCACGTTGGGTCGGGTGATGATGACTTTGGTGAAGCGATGCTCGCGCAGACCGTCGGCAGCGTGCGTCCCAGCTATGAATGTCTTCCCAGTTCCAGCTGGACCCATCACCACGATCTGCTCGGCCGTGCGAAGCGCATCCAGGTAGATTCGTTGGTTGGCGGTCTTGGCCTGCAATGGCGGACTGGTCCGCTCGGCTTTGAACTTACCGGCGGAGCGTGTCGCCAAGGTGTACCTCGGGGTTGGGGGAATAGAAGGCAGCCAGCCCGCGCTAACACCGCCCAGGGGCAGCTATTGCTAGGTAAGGGCTGGCCGAGCACATCTCGCCGTAGGCGCATGTGCAAAACTGCGCCGGGCTCAACCCCGCAGGGGAACCCGGCCGATCAACCCGTCGCAGTGAGGAGGCTGCGCGCAGGGTGATGGGTATTGCTGCTATGCAGCCTTGTGCTTTTGACCAACACGATTTTGATTTGCGGCCACCTTCTGCATAACACCACGCAGCTCCTCTGCGCGGATATACTTAGCAATAGAAGGTGGTCGCCGATCAGGTATGAGTTCATAAACAGCGGTGCCGTTCAATATCGACGTCCGAATTGTACCCTTATTGGACATCACATACCCTTTGTCGAAATAGTAACGCCCGGCTCATCTCTGGCCGAGCGTCTGTCGCTATGCGCACAGAACTTGTGCAGGAACCTTGCCCTACTGTTCTATACGCTCCGCAGGGGGAATTACTCCCGACTAGTTGCTAGGCGGCGCGCTCCTCGCGATCCATAACCGCTAATTCCGACTGAACCACCTCAAGCCCCATCATTACCAGAACACGACCAGCAACACCGCCGGTCTTACCACCGGCCCCCTTCCTCTCTCCAATCGCCGACAAGGTCTCACCATGCAACACGGCGTCCTCGAATGGTTCAACCAACGGGCCAAGCTTGGCCTGCAGCCGACGTATCCCCTTTCGACTGTCTATCGCGGCATTGATCAGTACGTCGCCGTTCCACTTTTTCATTACTGGAGTCTGCGGGCGCATTGGAAATGTAGACGTTCCCTTCTGCATCTCCGCTCGAACACCCTCATCCATAGGGATTATCTTGCTCGTACCGTCATCACCATCAAACCGAGCTACAGCCCCCTTAACCTTACGAACACCCTTGTAGCCAACCGAACCATCTTCCCGGTTATGAACTCGCTGATCGAGGGGTGCGCTCATCGACGCATCGGGCATTGCTCCAATCAACGGCGCTTCAACCATGCTCGCGTCGTACATAGCCCGGTACCGCTCAGCCACCTTGAGAAGAACTTCGTTCCCATCTTTTCGAAGCCACTGCGCCAGCGGCCATGCTTGGTTGTCGTTCGCCGGGCAAGTCGTCCAAGCCGGGCGCTTTGCATCTAGTTTAGCTAGTCGTTTCTTTTGTGCCATGACGCCCGCCTTGTCCCCCGGTGCGTAGATAAAGGGCGCAGGAAGATCGGATCCGTCGCCAGAGAGTGTTGGAAAGCTGCTAATCATCAGATGTCCCTGAACTGGATTGATCCTGCGTCGGTGAGCTTTTGGACTATATGGCTCCTCAATTTGTTGAGCGTCACAAACTCACGCTCGTTGATGGAAACGCCGCGAGCGCCAATCCCCCTTGATGAAATTGATCTCACGAAATCCTCGGAGAATGGCACGATATAGTCGTGGTAGGCACGAACCAGCCAATGGCAAAAGTAAGACCATTCCTTGCCGCTCATGTCATAACCTGGGGCGGTGAAACGTTGCCCAGACTTCGTGTCAATCCACCATCTTGGGGGTGGGGTGTTATCGTTTGCTACCACAGGCTCATCTGCGGAGTACCAGCCGCACGACCCATCGTTCATCACCACAAGATATCGGATGTTGAAGCCTTGGTTTTGCCGATCGGTTTCGATGTTGTCGGTAATGCTGGCGCGGTTTCCGACACCAGGAACCAGTGAGAAACCTTCCGACTTCACGTCGACCCGGATGGTCTCGTCCTTCTCCCAGTCCACTGCCAGGATGTCCGCCCTACCATTGGGGGACACGTTCCGAAACACATCATAGCCATTTGCCATCAGCCAAGCAGTGGCGATGTGTTCACTGATGGCACCCTTGGTAGAAGGGCTGACCGTAATTTTGGAATACCCATCTCTGTTTGCAGATACTCGGGTCACTTGGGCTGCTCCGAAATGGCTGCGTCGATCATGGCGGTGAAGCAGCCCGAAGCGTCTGATGGGTGGGCGCGCAAATAAACTGCACCAGCCACATCCATTTCGTTCGTGGTTGGTCGCATAGACTCGATTGCTGCGCGGGCGTAATCCGCATTTCCGCTCCAAGCCTGATCAACATATTGGTCGGCACCGCCTTCAAGGTAGCCCGCCCAATCTAACGTCTCGGCATGCTTACGGGCGATCGCCCGCGCCACTCGCTCAATCATCGTCACGGGCCAAGCCCTCCATCACTTCAGTCAGTGTGCTCTTGGGAAAAATCGCGTCGGCTAGCACCAAATCCTCCCTGCCCCACAAATACCTGGCCGCCCATTTTAGTCGGTGCCAGAACGATCCATTGCGGGTAGAGACAAACGACACATCCACCTCATCAGCATCGAACGGATCGAGCATGAAGGCGATGAAGTGGTGGGGCGTACCGCAGCTGCAAGGTACATATCGCCAGTCTGGTCCTGTGCTCACTTCGCATCTCCCGGTAGCTTTGCGTGAAACCCGATCGGGTTTGGCTTCTGGCGAACAATCACCGCGAAGGTGCGGTCGCCGTTGCTGTAGGTCACCTTGG